GTAATACACTCGTAGATGCCGCACCATGAAATCCATAGTACTCGCCAATCCCTGGCAGTTCTCTTAATACATTATAAGCTTGTTCCATATTTTCAGCGTTACATAAATCTTCGTACGTACCATTATCTCTAAAAGAAGCTACCCAATCAACTACGTTTACTGGATGAAATGCTCTGTTTGGCATATAATATTTTAATCTGCAATAATTTCTAGAAGCCGCTTGTATCGAAGTATGCAATTCGGTAGTACCCCATATAGGTCTTTTTTTAGTCTTTGCTATTTCAATATTGTCTTGTAACTTATACAAGTACTTCATATCGTTATCAGCTAATCTATCGAAATCAACAAAACAATCATTTGGATCGTTGCTGTTAGTAATAGCCATGTGCACGCCACGAGCTCCATAAAAGTGAGATATGATACCATTGCCAAGTATATTAAATTTAGACATGTCTTGTTGCGCGATCACTGTACCTATATATCTCATTCTATCATCGAGAGTTATGGTTGGATGAAAGTACTCGACGTCTCGTCCTAAGCCAAAGTCAATTTCTCCATGCCTATTTAAATTATCGTACTCTTCATCTATAAATCCAAGATTAATACATGCTCTAGTATTAATCTTTTTCAAGAAATGATTAAAGTCTAACATTAAGTCTTTATCAAATTTCCACCAATCGTAATTATACATTTTTATTCCTTTGGTATCAGATGATGACTTATATGTACGCATTCTATATCTGGACATGCATTTTTAATTTCTCCAATTTGTATTGGATCGTCATCGAAGTGTATATTAATTTTATAGCCGAGCCACTGTAAATGTTGAAACCATTTAGCTTTAGATTGTCCTGACTGTTTTCTATCGTTAAAATCTTTTGGCTTTGGATTCATAAACAATGGATTGTCTATACCTTTTGCTTTCAACATATTTGTAGTTTCTCTTCTAGTATGAATAGATCTTCCAGTTACGATAATGTCTCTTGGCCCTGGATATATACCATCATAATCATCTCCCATGTATATTACTCCATCAATATCAAATGAATTGATAGGATATTTTGGAGCTGTGAACCATGGATCGAAAGGTTTACGCATAATCGGTTTCCTCCGCTTGATAAGTGTAGGTAAGTCTAGAAGCTTTTGGATTATTTTCTTTTCTCTGTTCTTCAGTAATGTCAGTATATTGCCTATTGGCAAGCATATCGCATTCATATTTAGCCTCATCAGTTTTAAGTTGTAATGGTGGAGTTTTTTGAGTCCACGCTGATGGTCCTCTTAAGTAACCAACAATGCCCATTTCAGCTGCGACTTTACAAAATCTAATGGCAGAAACTACCACACCACCAGAGTTTGGAGAATCTTGAACAGCTAATCTGGCTGTAAGTTCGTATCTAGCACCACCAAATCCATAAGCAACTATATCAAAGTTTGCTATCTTCTGATCTGACGCGACGTACTTACCACCCGGCTTTTGTTGTACAGTTAAAGATGGACCTGCATACAACGTAGCACCAGCCATTGGTTCATCTCTTACGACGTTTTGACCTTTCAAAACATTTTCTTTTGAGATGTGTTTATTATGCAGTCTTTCGACTTTAGCCATATTTAAGAAATCAGTATTGGCTGTTCTACCAGTCCTAATATTTTCTTGACCTTGAGTAGAACCAGC